ATGCTAACCGGCGCATCAGCCCCTTGGTTCAGCATGCGGTTTAGAGATCCTATTCTGCAAGACAGCGATGCGGCTAATGAATGGCTGGAAGCCACCACTGATCAGATGTACATGGCGTTCAATCGCTCTAACTTTCAGCAAGAAATCCATGAGCTATACTATGATCTGGTTGTGTTCGGCACAGCGGCCATGTTTGTCGAGGCTGGCAATGAAGAAGGGCTGCGCTTTAGCTGCCGCCACATTGCTGAAATCTATATATCTGAAGACGCGCAAGGCAAGGTGGACACCGTTTACCGGAAGTTTGAGCTGACAGCCAGAGCCATAGCCACAAGATTTGGTGAAAAGAACCTACCGCAAAAGATCGCAAAAAGCCTGACAGATGATCCATTCAAGGAACATCCGATTGTGCATTGCATCTTTCCAAAAGACGGCATCAAAAGTGATCTGTTTGCCAAAATAGATAAGCCTATCGGCTCCATCTACTATTGCGAAGACACCAAGATGGTCTTGGGTGAGGGCGGCTTTGATGAAATGCCAATGCTGATCCCGCGTTTCAATAAAGACAGCGTGTCAGTCTATGGCAGATCACCGGGCATGACTTGCCTTTCTGACACCAAGATGCTGAACAAGATGAGCGAAATCACCATTAGATCAGCTCAAAAGCAGTTAGACCCGCCGCTCATGGTGCCTGATGATGGGTTCTTGCTTCCGGTCAGAACAACGCCCGGCAGCTTGAACTTTTACCGCACCGGCACAAGAGACAGACTAGAGCCATTGCAGATGGGCGCGAATAATGCGCTTGGCCTCAACATGGAAGAACAGAGGCGGCAAGCAATCAGAGAGGCTTTCTATGTAGATCAATTGCTTATGGGGCAAGGTCAAACCATGACCGCAACAGAGGTTCTCCAGCGCAACGAAGAAAAGATGCGTCTGCTTGGCCCGGTCATGGGCAGGATGCAATCTGAGTTATTACAACCGCTTATCAATCGTTCTTTTGCTATATTGTTAAGGCAGGGCGCGTTTCCGACACCGCCCGAAGAGCTGCAAGGTCTGGACATAGATATCGAATATGTCAGCCCATTGGCTAAGTCACAGAAAATGGCTGAGCTGCAATCAACCCTGCGCGGCATCGAAGTGCTATCGCAGTTTGGTGAGATGGCCCCGGTCATGGATTATTTGGATAGCGACAAGATGATTCAATATCTTGTGGATGTTCTTGGCCTACCGGCAAGGGTTATCAGATCATCCGAAGAAGTGATGATGGTTCGCCGTCAGCAACAGCAAGCGGCTGAAGCCCAAGCACAAGCGCAGCAACAAGCTGCCAATGCTGAGCAGGCTGGGCAGATCGCACCATACATCAAAGCAACCGGCGGCGAGATTCCACAGATATGAGCGAGGCACAACTAAACACGCTGCAAGTTTTGTATCGGCAAGTGTTCAATTCGGCTGAAGGGCTGGTTGTTCTAGAAGATTTGCAAAAGCGTTTCAATGTCAACGCCTCAACATTTGAGCGCGGCGATCCACATTACTCAGCATATCTGGAAGGGCAGCGATCTGTTGTGCTTTCGATTATGCGCCTCATGGAAGAAAGACAACAACAGCAAGAGGATTAAACCAAAATGAATGACCAAGTTGAGACAATCCCGGATGATAGCGGATCTCAGGAAGCGGCCCCGGTAGGCTTTCTGGATAGTTTGCCAGAAGAGCTAAGGCATGAGCCGTCACTTAAAAACTTTACAGATTCTGCTGGATTGGCAAAAAGCTATGTCCATGCTCAGCGGATGGTTGGTGCAGATAAGATTGCATTGCCCGGCTCCGGGTCTAATGACGATGACTGGATGCCGATCTTTCAAAAGCTTGGCGCGCCAAACAACGCTGACGGTTATCAATTACAGAATGTAGAGCTGGACGAAGCCACGCTTCAATCATTCAAAGAAATGGCTGCATCCAGCGGGATGTTGCCAAGACATGCACAAGCAGCGGCTGAGTTTATGCAAAGGCAGTCAGCGGCTGGCGGTGAAGCAGCGCAAGCCAATATGGATGCTGTATCACAGCAATGGGATGCTGAGCTGCGCGAAGAATTTGGAATGGCCTACGATGCAAAGCATGAACGAGCTGCCGCTGCCGGTAAGGCAATGGGCATCGATCCAGCCATTTGGGATGAAGTAAAATTGGATAATGGTCTGCCTCTTGGCGATCACCCATTTATCATCAAACTGTTTGCCGGGCTGGCTGACCAGCTTGGCGAAGATACACTGGAAGGCGCGACAACCGAAATGGTGATGACACCAGAAGAGGCCGGGCGAAAAGTGGCGGCATTGACGGCACCGGGTACACCCTATTGGGATAAAAACCACCCAGCGCATGATCAGGATGTTGCAGAAGTTTTAAGGCTCCGGGGATATCAATTCCCAGAGCAACAAGAGGGATAAGCCTAACGGCCCCCAACGCCTACGCCTACCATAGTTCAAGCCCGGCTGAGCTGGATAACTGGAACGAAAACTCACCTAAATTTTCAACTTAATGTGGAGGATTGACATCATGTCAACTCAAATCTCAACCGCATTTGTGAACCAGTTTTCAGCAAATGTGACAATGCTTTCACAGCAGATGGGTAGTCTGTTGCGGAACACAGTCGATACTGAATCAGTAACCGGCGAAAAAGCGTTCTTTGACCAAATCGGTAGTGCAGCGGCTGCTGTTCGTACCACTCGCCATGGCGATACACCGTTAATGTTAGCGGCCTAATAAGGTAACTTATTTTGAATAACTCTGTGAACTCAGGGGAAGTCTCTCGCAGATAATCCTGAGCCAAGCCCCGATAGGGGAAGGTGCAACGATCATCCAAGGTATTGGAGTAGGGCCAAGCGGTTCCGAAGCGCAGAGCATCCCATTAAGGGATGGTGATATGATCTCATCTGCATAGCGATATGCAGCAGTTCTTTATTGAGCGGAAAAAGATTAGCGATCTTTTTTGAAGAAAATGTAATGGAAACACCCCATTCACGGCGAATGGTGACATTATCTGACTATGAATATGCTGATCTGATCGATGATCAGGACAAAATCCGCATGTTGTCAGATCCAACATCAGTCTACGCAAAAGCTGCGGCGGCTGGCATTGGCCGGGCAATGGATGACACAATCATCACTGCTTTCGATGCGGCTGCTTCAACAGGCAAGGCTGGCGCAACATCAACAGCATTACCGGCTGGCAATATCATTGCCCACGGTTCCGCTGGTTTGACTGTTGCAAAGCTGATTTCGGCTAAGAAGCTGCTTGATGCTGGTTCAGTCGATCCATCAATCAATCGCTACATTGTTGTCTCACCAGAGCAAATCGAAGATCTGTTGAACACAACATCTGTTACCAGCGCTGACTTTAACACAGTCAAAGCACTGGCAACTGGAACGGTTGATTCGTTTGTCGGCTTCAAGTTCATCGTGAGCAATCGTTTGAAAGACGATGGCACATCACGCCAGTGCTATGCATGGGCTGAAGATGGAATGAAAATGGCAATCGGTAAAGAGCCATCAGCACAGATTACACAGCGTGCTGACAAGTCTTACGCCACTCAGGTTTACTATTGTGCATCATTCGGGGCCACCCGGATGGAAGAAGCAAAAGTAATCCAAATCCTTTGTAACGAATAGATTGGAGATTAGTTATGGGAACAGTTTATTCTGACCAAAAAACCAAGTGGGATCAAAACGATCCGGCTGAAATGATCAAGCCTATTGAGCAAGGTGGGCGTGTTCGGATTGCTTATGGCAGCTACACAGCCGCCGCTGAACAGTCCGACATCCACATGTTCAATTTGCCAAACGGCGCGCGGATCCTTAGCGGTCAGCTTGTCCATGCGGCGCTTGGTTCATCAACAACTTTGTCGGTTGGCCATGCCGAATACAAAAATGCAGCCGGTACAACCGTTGCTGCTGATGTAGACGAGTACAAGGCCGCTGCCGCTTCAACATCGATCACAACTGTCGGTGCATGCTTAACCGCTGCATTGGGCTTGAATAGTGTGGTTGACGCTGATGCGACAGGCATCCCGGTCACTGTGAGCCTTGCTGGTGGTAACGGCACTGGCTTGATTGAACTTACAATGACTTATGTGATCGACTAAACTTTTTGGGTCAGGCGTGGAAAAGCTCCCTTTTTCACCTCTAAGGGACACGCCTGACCCAATCCCCTTATATTTAATGAGGTATCGCCATGCCATCAGCCGTGGACATTTCTAATGCTGCGCTCAATACGCTTGGCGCGACAAACATCACCAGCCTGACTGAAGATTCAAAGGCTGGCCGTTTGATCAACCAGCGTTACGAGTTAGTGCGCGATGCCGTGTTTCGTTCCCACAATTGGAATAGCCTCATCAAACGCGCTAATTTGGCTCAGAACACCGTGTCACCGGCATTCGGCTATGCCAACCAATACACATTGCCACCTGACTGTCTGCGCGTCCTAGAGTTTTCTAACGGCACCCTGATGTATCCCCAAGACAATATGACCAGCAACACTGGTGGCCCTGTCTATGTAATTGAGGGCAGGGAGCTGCTAACAGATGAGGCCACTGTCCTGATCAAATACATAGCGCGCATCGAAGACCCGAACCAATATGACACGCTGTTGATCGATACGCTTGCCGCCCGGCTGGCGATGGAGATCTGCTATGCTATTACTGGCAGCAATGCGATGATCAGCACAACCAAAGCCCTATATGATGAAAAGATAAAGGAAGCCCGGTTTGTTGACGCTACCGAAGGCGCGGCAGCTAAATTTGAAGCCTCTGACCTTATTGAAAGCCGGTTTTAACAGTGGCGCGCTCCGCACCATCATTAACCAGCTTTGTTGCTGGTGAGCTATCGCCAAGGCTAGAAGGCCGGGTTGATCTTGATAAGTACCGTCAAGGCGCGGCTGAGTTACTAAATATGGTGGTTCACCCACATGGCGGTGCATCACGCAGACCCGGCACTGAGTATATTGGCGAGATCCAAAGCAGCGCTGTCAAAGGTAGGCTGATACCGTTTCAGTTTAAAACGACTGACACATACATCCTAGAGTTTGGCAATAGCACCATGCGAGTTATACGCAATGGCGGCTATGTTCTCGACACAGCAAAAAATATAACAGGCGCAACGGCAGCATCGCCGGGCGTGATTACCAGCAACAGCCATGGCTTTAGCAATGGCGATGAGATATTTATTTCGTCTGTCGGCGGCATGACTGAGCTAAATGGCCGTAATTATCGCGTTGCAGGTGTTGCAACAAACACATTCACGCTGACTGATTTGTTTGGCGTTGCTATCGATACAACCAATTTTACAACATATACCAGCGGCGGCACTGCCGACAAACTAACGACAGTGGCATCGCCATACCCGGAAGCTGCATTGCCAGATTTGAGGTTTGTTCAATCTGCCGACACCATGTTTATTGTGCATCCGTCTTATGCACCCCGGA